ACTTTTTCTCAAGCTGGGTGATCCTCTCCACAACGGCATCGCTGAACTGAAGAACCAGTGTCAGACCAGTCATCGCATGAACGAAGAGGTGACCGAGGAGATCCTGGAGGCCAAGGGCCTGTGGGACGAGATGGTCGAATGGGTGGCCGTCCCGGATGAGGGTCGGATCCGGGCTGCCTTCTACGACAACAAGATCAGCCAGGACGAACTGGACCGCATGTTCCCCACCAGGGTGCAGTACGCCTTCTACGTGCTGGACGAGGATGGAAAGCCGCTCCGGTGAGTGCGTTGTGCCGCCCGGACTATGAGCATGGACTCATGGCGGCGTTCGCCCCCCTCCAGGACGAGTTCTATCCCGGCTCCAAGCAGAGGCGGCGGGAGTCCCAGGAGATGCGGCACGAACGCCAGGTGGAGGAGCGCCGCCAGGCCAAGGAGGACGAGGACTGGGACGCCCACCCCATTAAGGGCAAGATCCACCCGGTCACCAAGCAGCCCCTGGAGTTGTTCACCGTGGGGGCGCTCGCCAAGGCTCTCCAGCGGGATGCCGTGACCATACGAGCCTGGATCCGCAAGGGCTGGATGCCCAGGGCTGTCTATCAGACCAAACCGGTGTACGGGTCCAGGGGCAATGCAGGACGGCGTCTTTGGACCCGTACACAAATCGAGGGGATCGTCGCCATCGCCAGGGACGAACGCCTGCTGGAGGAGCATCCCCCCCGCATACAACAGACCAACTTCACTGCCCGTGTCATCGCTGCCTGGAAAAACTGGCTATGAAACTCACAAAGCACATTCGCTATTTAGTGCGAGTCCGGGACTACGAGACCGTGCAGGTTGAGGTGGGAGCCGAGGCTGACCACCATGACCTGGGCCTGTCCGATGAGGACTGGACCGCACTGGATGCCGCACACCGACGCACCTACACCGACCACCTGGAACTCCTCATCATCGAGGAGGTCGAACGCCTTGCCACCGAAGAACTGCAACAAGTCAACCAGTGGAGCGACATCTCTCCCAACCTTGCCGAAGACTTCCTACTAGCGCAGAAGAAAAGGAGCCAAAATGGCCGAGCAAACACGAAGGCTGATACGCCCTCGTCCAGCCGAAGAGTACGACCAGGAGGAAGAAGCCCAACCTCGCCGCCTGCGGCGTAACGAGAAGCCCGAACAAGAGGAGGCCGACGACGACGCCGGTCTGGCCGTAGCCAAGGGCTGGGCCGGGTGGCGGCGCACCAAGGCCAATGCCCCCTCCCAGTTCACCAAGCTCTTCAAGGTCACTGACGACGAGCAGTTGATCATGTTCCTTGAGGATGGCCCCTATGCCAGCTTCCTCCAGCATTGGTGCGACTGGATGCCCAGGGGCAGTCGTCTGAGCTACGTGTGCCTCCAGGAGGATTGCCCCCTGGATGATGTCGACCCCAAGCCCCAGGCCCGTGTGCGCTTCAACGTCCTGGACTGTGGCGGCGACACCCCGATCCTGCTCACCTTTGAGACCGGTCAACAGGTCACCGACTCCCTGGACAAGTATTGTAGGGATGAGCCGTTGGCTGGCCGGTACTTCGCCGTGCAGATGACGGGTCAGAAAAACAACCGCCGCACTCAGATTCGCCCCATCAAAGTCAGGGACTTGAAAGAGGACTGGAACTTTGAGCCTCTCTCAGAGCGTGACATCGAGAAGTTCGATGACAAGCTGTGGGACACCGACGCATTGGAAGTCAATACCAGGGCAGAGCTACGCAAGGTGGCCGAAGCCTTCAACGAGTAGGGGTCCGTACGGTGGTGCAGGGAACACCCGCTGCCGTGTCGGAAAGGGAGGGAGGCTGGCCCGACCAGCCTCCTTCCTCCAAGCAGTGCCCGTCTGTCCTCAGGAAGCCCAGGAAGGGGGGAGGAACTGATAGCTGGTACTGCGGGCTAGAGGAGGGCCACGCAGGCGTCCATCAGGCTCTGAGGGCAGACGGCACTCCCCATCGTCGCTGGACCGACGCCGACGTGGAGGAGCAACGCACCGGGGGCCTCCCCGTCCCGACTTGTCGGTCTGAAGAAAACCTCCACCAGATCGTCAACGACTACATGGAGTTCTCAGAGTTCGCCTTCGACGTGGAGACCCACGCCGGTCGCCACGTTAGGATGCTCAACTCCACGGGCGTCAGATCACTCTCTCGCTACGCTGACCACACTGCACTCTGTCCCGCCTGCCGGGGGCCGATACCGCCCCGGCGTCGCCTCTACTGCTCTGACGTTTGTCGCCAAGCTGCTGCCAAGGACAAGCCTGCTCTGGACGCCCGGACCAACGAGGTGTGGTGTATCTCCCTCGCTGGTCCGGGCCGCAGCGATGTCATACCCATAGGACACCCTGACCGCCGCACTCAACTGCACCGTGCCGATGTCTTCGCTGCCCTGAAGCCCCTGTTCTTCTCGGACAGGAGGAAGATCGGCCACAATGTGGGCTTCGACCTCCTGTCCATCTCAAAATATTACGGAGAGATCCCACCCCCGCCTTACGGCGACACTCAGACCCTGGCATTCCTCCTCAACGAGAACCGGGGCGTCTACAAGCTGGGTGCGCTCTCCCAGGTGTACTGGGACTACTCCTACGCCGAGAAGCTGGGCGAGGAGGCGTACAAGGTGGAGTGGAAGCGGGCCATGCGCTACTCCATGCTCGACGCCCGCAACGCCTGGCTCCTGTGGTGGAAGCTGTCCCCTCGCATCAACAGCCCCATGCGTAAAAAGCTCCAGGATCTCTACGAACTAGAGATGGATGTTTTGCGGGTACTACTCGACATGCGGAGCATCGGGGCCTACGTCGACCTGGAAGGTTTCCGCAAGCTGAGGCCCATCCTGGAGGAGCAACTCGCCGTCCTTGACCAGGAAATACGGAACATGGTAGGTCATCCGATCAACCTCAACAGCACGCAGCAACTCGGTAAGTTCCTGTACGACGAACTGAAGCTGCCATGCCTGCTCCTCACTGAGACCGGCCAGCGCAGCACCAGTGCCGAGGCCCTCCAGAAGCTGGCGAAGCGCCACAAAGCTCCTCGCCAGATTCTGGCGCACAAGGATGTCGCCAAGCTCCTCTCCACCTACGTCGCTGGGTTCCTCCCACATGTAGACGACGATAACCGCATCCGGGCCAGCTTCAACCAGACCGTCGCCAAGACCGGCAGGCTGTCCTGCTCCCAGCCCAACCTCCAGAACATCCCGGCCCGCTACCGGGAGAACACTGAGGGCACCATGGTGCGACGGCTGTTCGTGGCCCCACCCGGCTACAAGCTCATCGTGGCCGACTACAGCCAGATCGAGTTGCGGATCCTGGCCCATCAGACCAAGGACCGGCGACTGCTCTACGCCTACCGGGAGGGCCTGGACCTGCACCTCCAGACCGCCACCCTGATCTGGAAGATCCCACCCGACAAGGTCGACGCAGAGAAAAGATCCATCGCCAAGAACAGCAATTTCAACTTTGCTTTTGAAGGAGGGCCTGGGCGGGTGGTCGCCATGTCGGGGATCCCCATCCGGGAGGCTGAGCATGTCTACGACGCTTGGCATCAGGCGTACCCTGGCGTCAAGAAGTGGGGCACCTACATCAAGCGGTACTGCTGGGACCACGGCTACGTGGAGACCCTCTATGGGCGAAAAAGACGTTTGAAAGACATCTCTTCGGGTGACAGCAAGATGCGGTCCTATGCGGAACGCCAGGCCGTCAACCATCCCATCCAGGGCACTGCTGCCGACATCGCCAAGATCGGCATCGTCCGGGTCCACAAGGCCCTCCAGGGCTACGACGCCCGCCTGGTCCTCCAGGTCCACGATGAGTTCGTGATCGAGTGCATCGAGAGCCAGGTGGACGAGGTCATACCGTTGGTGAGACAAGCCATGGTCGATATCAAGCGGGGGGACAGGCCCGTATTGGATATCCCCCTGGAGGTCAACATCGGAGTCGGTATGAACTGGAGCGAGGCGAAGTAGATGTCAGGATCTGATTGGTGGGCCAGGCAGCTTGGGGGGTTGGTACCTACCCATGCGCCTCCACAGGCCCCTACACAACCCACTACAGCCCCCGTGTACCCGCAGAAGGCAGTACGGTGGCAACCCCAGTACCCCCCGACTGGCCCTCGCCAGGAGGTGACGGAGATGGGTCAGCCGGGGAGCGATTCTGACGATAGCTGGCACCGGGTGCGCCGCCAGGGATTCGTGGAGAAGGCCCCCACCCACATCGGGAAGGACAGTCGGTGCCCACAGTGCCACGGGAGCAACTACTTCCGGCGCAAGATGGGCAACGTCGAAGCTGCACCCCTCTGCACCGAGTGTGGCTACAACGGTGACCTGTGGGAGCAGTCCGGGACCGCTCTGATGGGTGCAGGCGTCAAGTCCACCGGCCCGGTTCAGTTCGCCCGTACCGACAATCCCCAGGCCGAGCCACACTTCGGCGTAGACCCCAGTCTTAACGGTACGGACTTCAGTTGGTCGACAGTGAGATAGGAGGCACCATGCCGGGAGGTAAAGATCCTGGTCCCTCAATCAAGAAAAAAGATTCTTACGAGTCCCTGAAGGAGAAGGGTTTTAGCAAATCCAAGGCGGCTGCCATCTCCAACGCCCAGGGCAAGGGCAGGCGTCACGCCATGGGCGTCGAGGGAGCCAAGACCCGTGAGAACCCGAAGGCCAAGCCCATAACCAAGGGCGGGGAGGCGCACCCGCAGAAGGCCACCAAACGGTACAACAAGCCCGAGAACCGCTGATGGCCGAGAAGAAGACACCTCCCGTGAAGAAGATCCGTGCCCCCATCAAAGAGGAGAGGCCCCCGAAGGGTGCGAAGGGCACGGTCAAGAAGCCTGGATTCCGTAAGGCAAAGGAGAAGTGATGGCAACCAAGAAGGAGCCGTTCGGGGGCAAGCAGGCCAAGCCCTTCGGCAGCAAGGACGAGGACAAGAAAGACGATAAGGCCAAGAAGGCCCCGGCCAAGAAGACAGCGGCGAAGAAGCGGTGACCGCCACCAAGCTGGACACCATCACCACGGTGATGGGGGAGATCAACAGGGAACTGGGACCGGAGACCGTGGTGTGGGGATCGCAGATCCGGTACTCGGACCTGCCCCGTATCTCCACCGGGAGCTACAGCCTGGACGTGGCCCTGGGGGGCGGCTGGCAGACCAACGCCTGGCACGAACTCTATGGTGACGAGTCGTCGGGCAAGACCACCATCATCCTCAAGACCATCGCCGCCCAGCAGGCTCTCAACCCGAACCACACCACCTTCTGGATCGCCGCCGAGGAGTTCGTCCCCGGCTGGGCCAAAGACCTGGGGGTCGACAACGAGCGGGTGCTGGTCATGCAGACCAACGTCCTGGAGGAGGCCCTCAACGCCGCCATCCGGGTACTGGAGAGTAGGACCATCGACGTTCTAGTGGTCGACTCCATGCCTGCCCTATCACCGATAAGTGAGGGCGAGGGGGCCATGGACGACACCCAGGTGGGCCTGGCTGCCAGGCTCATCGGTAAGTTCTTCCGTAAGGCGTACACCGCTCAGAAGAGGAGCCTGGTGGAGGACGACCGGGCCGTGACCTGCTTCATGGTCAACCAGTGGCGGGAGAAGATCGGGGTGCTTTTCGGTGACCCTCGTACCACCCCAGGCGGGCGGGCCAAGAACTACTGGTTCACCACCAGGATCGAACTCAAGCGAGATGACTGGCTCACTGAGGGCGAGCGCAAGAACCAGCGCAAGGTTGGTATCACCGT